CCAAAAGGATTTGAAAAGTTAGTTGCTCAGTTAGGTAAAGAGAAGAAGATTACATTACCTACCAATAACAAACTGATGGCAATGTTCAAAGATGCAGGTGTTAAACCAATACCTGAAGAAGTTGAAGTTGTAGAAGAAAAACTTTCAGTAGAAAAAACAATAGAAAAGTTGACAGAAAAGAATATGTTAGGTAGACTTGCAAAATCAATGGAACTTAATGAAGACAATAAAGAAAAATTATTTAATTATTTCGACAAAGGAGAATTAGAACAATGAGTTTTACAGGACATAAACTAGGGTTATCAGATGACCTATTAGAAGCATCTAGAAAAGTTGTAGAGAACTCTGCAGAATACAAAAAGTTCTTTGACAGTGCATTAAAGAAGTTTGGTGTTACATCACCAGCAGAACTTGACGATGCAAAGAAGAAAGAGTTTTTTGATTACATAGACAAAAACTATAACTCTGATGATGAAAAAGGTAAAGATGGAGTCAAAGAAGAAACTGTTGATGAAGTTTCTATGTCTGCAATGATTCAAAAGGCAATAGATATTGCATCCTCAATGGGTGGTAATATGACAGGTGCAGTTAAAAGAATTGAAGCAATCAAAAAAGGGTTATCAAAAAATAAGAATGTAGCAAAAGCATTACAACTAGCAAACGAATCTATAGAAGAAAAACTTGATATGAAAGGTAAAACTACTATAGATGCAGACTTCATGGGAAGTGATGCATTCAAAAAAAAAGTTGAGAAAAAGTATAGAGTAAAGATTAAAACAACTTCAAATACTTCTGCAGATATCTCAGGAGATAAAAAGAATATTATTGCTCTACTAAAATCAGACGTATTCTTAATGGATGCAGATGAAATAGAAGATGTCTTTTCAGAACTTTCAGAATAAGGATAGTTATGGATAAAGTCGATGCAAGACTTAAAGTTTTTAGAGAGAAGATAAAGAAACTCGGATACTCTAAAAAGGCTGCAAAAGAGATTAACAAAATCATGGAAAAGATTGGTGATTTTGGAATGATGTCTGATGCAGGTAATAAAAAAATTGCACGTGCAGTACAACAGTCAAAGAATGAGAAAGAACTTCGTATAAAGTTGAATAAGATTTCTACAATGGCTGGTGGTAAGTATTCAGAAGCATCGGAAGATGAAGTGATGCAAAATGCACTGAATGCTCTAGAGATGAAGGGTGCAAGTGGTACTCAATCATGGGCAGATAAGAACATATTAGTTCAGTTAGGAAACTTTAGAGATTTAACTAAAGATGGTGAAGTCTCAACAGACGACAACAAGAAGAGTAAAGTCAAAGCAGATGATGCTGCAAAAGTTTATAACACATTAATGAAGGTTAAACCAGCATTAAGAACTAAATACATACAGTTATTACAAAAAGACACTAAGTCTTTTAAAAAGACTTTTGATACAATATTAAGAGTTTCAAAATAGGAGAAAAAAATGGCACTATGGGGATTATTAGACAACGAAGCTTCTAAACCAAAATATCTTAACACTGCAGATAAAGCAGAATGTTATGGTGCTGATACAGCTGAAGTTACTGCTAGTGCAGGTGTTAATTCTGAAGGTTGGGTATTAAGAAAGGTAGTAGGGTCAAGAACTCAATTTGAAACATTGGTTGCAATGTCTTCAGGTTCAATGGGTGCTGACGTTGCTGACTTTGACCATGATGATGATGTTAACACTGCTGCAATAGATGACGATACAGTATTATCAGATAGTTAATAGAGGATAAATCATGAGATATAAGTTATTACAATCAGAGACTGCATGTGGAGTTGGAACTGGAAACGGTTCTAACTTCGGTAGTTCAACTGCAGTCAGGGTTGTTAACTCTGGCACAACAAATAGATTAATGTCTGTAGAAACTTCTGCAAATGTATTAATCGGAACATTTACACTAGGTGGTGGAAAGACTGAAGTTATTCAGAAAAGTCCTACTGATGAAGTATTCTCTGCTAGTGCAGAAGTACTTGGTGTTGGTGTTGCAATAAACGGATAATAATATGAAAACATTTAAAAACTTTTTAAACGAAGATTCAGGGTTATCATCAACTCATGCACCATACGACCTTTCTGATGAATCAGTAAAAGCAAAGATTAATGCAATCTTAGGACATACTGCATCATCAGAATACATGACTGTAGAAGCTGCAGTCAATCAAATGGATGCAAAACTTAATCAATTAGGTCTGTTCAAAGAAACTATGGATGAAGATGTCGACTTTACTACAAGTGGTAATCATTCTGTTTCTTATAAAAGAATGGATGCTTTTGGTAAGTCAGTTGATACACCATTTGATGAGTTTGAAACAAATGCAGAAGGTTATACACTTTCATTAAAAGTAGAAAAATTAGAAACAGGTAGTTTCAAAGTTTACGGTTCTTTAGTTTAAAAACCTTTCCGTTGAGTCCACTAAATAAAAGGTGGACTTAACAACATCTTTATTATATTATGGGTTTATTTGATAAAATAACAACAAAAAATTTTAATGCGTATGCATTACATCATTACGATGACCCTCAATGTGAGAGTGTTGAGGACTTCCAAGAAGACCTTCGTAGATTCCGATACTTAAAACGATTACTTCATAGATACCATGAGAGTGGAGAAATGAGAGAACGTCTTATGTTAAATCACACCATCACCATATTCAATGTATTCGGATATGATGCATCAATGAGAATGTTGAGATTTAAGATTAAAGATGATAAATATTGGGCATCAATAAAAACAATGTTGTTATACTTAGGATATGTTGAGGAGAATTTTGAAGTAGAAATTCCCGTTGACGATGCACTTGCAAGGAGACTAAGAGAATTATAAAAGCTGGTTTAGCTCAGTAGGTAGAGCAACTGATTTGTAATCAGTAGGTCGTCAGTTCGATTCCGACAATCAGCACCATTTTAACCGTGGGGTTATAGCTCAGTAGGGAGAGCGACTGGTTTGCAATCAGTAGGTCGTGGGTTCGATTCCCTCTAACTCCACCACGTTTTCGGAAGATTGGCAGAGTGGTTGAATGCACTTGACTTGAAATCAAGCATACCTTCACGGGTATCGAGGGTTCGAATCCTTCATCTTCCGCCATATTGGTCTTTTAAAAGACCTAAATAGTTGTATGCCAAGAATAGTAGACACATTAATAGTTTTTAGAATCCTTAAACTCCTTACTACAAAGTGGGAGAACTTCAAAGCATATAAACTTGGAATCATTGATAAGAACGGAAATCGTATCAAATCCAAAGATGTTGAGACTTCAGAAGAAAAGGATTCATTCGATTTACTTCATAGGTTGGTCTTTAACCTTAAAAGAATCATTAACAAAATTCCATTCGGTAAAACTGCATTTGCATCATATGCTGTTGCACTTCTATTACTAAAAGAACATACTAATTTAAAAGAAGACCAAATGGAAGAACTATGTGAGAAGTTCTACCACCACTTAAAAAATGAAGACTTACTGATAACGGAGATGTTAACAGAAGCAATGGAAGTGGGAGATATTGAAGTTAATCATACATATCGTTTGAGAAGACAATTAAAAGAACAGAACGACACTATCTATCCCGAAAAAACACAAGTGTCTATCTTACAAGAACATAGTAAAGTGTTTGGAATAACATGTTACATTGGGTTCATTGGAGAAGACAGAGTATTGGTAACTGCAGATGATGTTTATTGAAGCAAGACTTAACGTAGATAAATTAATCTATTCAGAGAATCCACCTAAGAAGTTTAACAAAAAGGAATGTGATAAACTTTTCGATGATGGTTGGATGGACATGGAAGTACCACTACCACCTAAAAATAGTTCAAGAACAACTATACAAGAACTCAATGAGATAATTGACAGAAGAGAGATGTTATCAGATTTTGATAAGATGGTTTATATTAATACTAATGATTCAACCACATATTATATTAGAGAGTTTTTAGATGGACAGGACTTAGAATATAACCCAAAGGATATAGAAAAAATTACATTTGCTGCTAAACATATTGGTAGATATTACAAGAATAAGTTTAACCGACCAAGACCACACCAAGTTGCAGAGGCACTAGGAATGGATAAGTTTAGTTACGAAAAGTATGAAACAACAGGTTCACCTTCTTATCCATCTAATCATGCATTACAGGCACGAATGGTTGCACATTATTATGGAGAGAAGTATCCAGCACAAAAGAAACACCTTCTAAAAGCAGCTGATATGAGTGCAGAGGGAAGAATAAATGCAGGAGTACATTACCCTTCAGATAAGTTTATTGCATATGAGATTGCAGATAAACTTGTAGAGTTTTTTAAAACGGATGAATTGACAGAAGATGCACCTATGAATGCAACAGGTGTATCAACTGCAACAGATACTTCAGTTGGACATATAAGAAAAAAGAAAAAAAAGAATGACCCGTTATTAAAACGATTTTAACATTATGAAATATTTGAATTACTTGGCATTAGTTACGTCTATAGGAATCGCATCGATTGCTGCATACTTTTCTGTATTAGGACTTGCAACTATATTTGCAGGTGCATTTATGGGTATCGTCATCATGGCAGGTGCATTAGAGTTCGGTAAGATTGTCAGTGCTGCCTACCTACATCTCTTTTGGGAAAGACTCAACTACTTTAAGTATTACCTAGTGTTCAGTGTTATAGTGTTAATGTTGATTACATCATTAGGTATATTCGGATATCTATCCAAAGCACATTCAGAACAAACAGGTGATACTGCACAAGCACAATCAGTGGTCACTCGTATTGATAATCAAATATTCAGAGAACAGAATAAGATAACAACATATGAAGAAAGAATATCATCACTGGGTGGTTCTAAGATAGATGTATCAGAGTCTATCAAACAACAAGAAACTATTAGAGATGGTGCATGGGATAGGGTGCAAGGTGATATAGACTATGCAAAGGGACAAATAGAATCCCTTAGAGGACAACTCACGACACTTGACACTGCAGTCAATGAACTAAGGAAAAAAGGAGTAGAGGTCATCACTACTGATGAGGGTGGTCTATTGGGTGGTGCAGAGACAGAAACCATTGACTATGTTTCACAAGCAAACACTTTGTTCGAACAACAGAAAAGTCAGAGAGAACAGATAAGAGATGACATTGCAGAACAACAGAGTAACATAGACAAATATAGACAAAATGCACAAGACACTATTGACACTGCAAACATAGAGATAAAGAGTTTACAACAGTCATCCACGGGAGATGTAGATGACCTAATTAAAAAAACTGATGAATTCAACTTGTTGATTGACCAATCTTATGATACAATAGATGAACTTAAGTTAGAGAAGTTTGATTCAGAACAGGTCATACTCAACTTAGAAAGAGAAGTCGGCCCAATCAAGTATATTGCAGAGATAATATACGGACAGGAAGACAGTGTCAAGTATCTTGACAATGCAGTTAGATGGGTGATATTCATGTTAATCTTTGTGTTTGACCCACTTGCAGTGTTACTACTAGTGTCGTCACTTGCAATGATGACAAAGCAGAAGGAAATTATTGAAGAAAAAAAACCACCAGTAATTGAACAAAGATATGTTTTACAAGTACCAAAAAAGAGAGTACAGACAGTAGAAACAGATAAATAAATGGTTAACAACAATCTAAATTTAGGAGAATAACATGACAGGAGAAGAAGTAACAAGTACTTTATCACCAGCTGAAATCAAACAGCACTTAACTGATAATCCACCAACAAGACCTGATGATTATGATACACTTGCAGACGACCATGGTGCAAAGGTTAATTATGATGCATCAATGGTAGACCACCAAGCAGCACTTGATGCTGTTCAAGCAATAATTGATGCTCAAGTATAAGTAAAAACACCTTGTAAATAACATTAGTATCGTGTATAATGGTACTAATGTTATGGTTAGAACGAAAATACTTGAGTATGGTCGTGTCCTCGTTGGACATGGCAAAATGGAAAGGGGATACTACCCTTAATCACCGTTGTCTCTATTGTGGAGACTCATCAAAAAACACTTACAAAGCACGTGGATACCACTTTGCAGTGGAACAGTCCTTTATCTATAAGTGTCATAATTGTGGTAAATCCACATCATCCGTAAACTTTATCAAAGACCATTTCCCTGTTATTCATAAAGAATATGTAAAGGAGTGGTTAAAGGAAAGTGGTCGTAAACCTAAGAACCATGCAAGTGGACATAAGATGCCATCTGCAAACACTTTTAAATTTACACCCAAAACAGAGATAAATACAAAAGATATTATGACTGTTGAAAACCTAAAATTTCTAATGAAACCATGCAACGAAGTTGCAGTTGCAAAGAAATATCTAGAAGACAGAAAGATACCCAAAGTACATTTCAATGAGTTATGGTATACAGAACATCCACAATCTTTAAGCCTTTTATCTTCTAAATACAAAGACCGAGTTCTTGGAAACGACCCAAGAATCATATTACCATTCTTCAGTGAGGATGGTGAACTCATAGGAATCAGTGGAAGAGCAATAAATGACTCACCACTAAGATACTTAACTATGAGATTCAGAGATGATTTGCCACTCATCTTTAATCTTAATAAAGTGGACAGAACTAAAACAATCTATGTGACTGAAGGGCCGATAGATAGTTTATTCCTACCCAATTCTATTGCAGTTGCAGGTAGTGATTTCAAAAAAATTGACGAGACGATAAAAGATAGTTCGGTACTCATATTTGATAATGAACCAAGAAACAAAGAAATACTAAAAAAGATAGACGAGGTAATAGACCTTGGATATTCGGTATGTGTATGGAACGATAGAAGAGTTGATGCTTACAAAGATATCAATGAAATGATTCTTAATGGATTGACAGAACAAGAAGTTAAGAGTATAATTGATGAATGCACAACCGATGGTCTAAGTGCTAAACTTAAATTACAGGAATACAAAAAGATATGAGTCAGACAACAATACAAGTAATTAAATCAGATGGTTCTAAGGTAGAGATAAACTTAGAGAAGATTCATAGAATGGTAGAGAAAGCATGTAAAGGAATTACAGGTGTATCAGAATCATTAGTTGAAATGAATAGTGGATTACAGTTCTATGATGGAATTACCACAACAGACATCCAAAAGATTTTAGTTAAATCTGCAAGTGATTTGATATCACTAGAGAATCCTAATTACCAATTCGTTGCAGCCAGACTATTACTGTTTGGAATACAGAAACAAGTATTCAATACCAAGTGGAAAGACTCAACAATTTATCCACCACTTTATGATATCATAGAAAGAAACATCAATAGAAATGTATACGATTCTAGTATCTTAAACATCTACACTAAAGATGAGATAGACCAGTGCAACAAATACATAAGACACAACAGAGACTTAGACTTCACATATGCAGGACTACAGCAAATAGTAGACAAGTACCTAGTGCAAGACAGAAGTAATGGAGAGGTGTTTGAGACACCACAATTCATGTACATGTTAATTGCAATGACATTGTTTAGAAATTATGATAAAGAGAGTAGACTAGAATATGTTAAAAAATACTATGATGCAATCTCAACATATAAAATCAATATCCCAACACCAATCATGGCAGGGGTCAGAACACCATTAAGACAATTTGCATCATGTGTTCTCGTTGACTCTGATGATTCATTAGATTCAATTTTCAGTTCAGACATGGCAATTGGAAGATATGTTGCACAAAGAGCAGGTATAGGAATCAATGCAGGTCGTATTAGAGGACTAGGTTCTAAGATTAGAGGTGGAGAGGTTCAACACACTGGTGTCATTCCATTCCTTAAGAAGTTTGAAACAACTGTTAGATGTTGTACTCAAAACGGAGTGAGGGGAGGAAGTGCAACTGTTCATTTTCCTATCTGGCATCAAGAGATAGAAGATATCATAGTGTTAAAGAACAACAAAGGAACAGAAGATAACAGAGTCAGAAAATTAGATTACTCTATTCAGATATCAGAACTGTTCTACAAGAGATTTTTAAACAACGAAGACATAACATTGTTCAGTCCACATGAGGTAGATGGACTATATGAGGCATTCGGAACACCCGAGTTTGATGAACTCTATGAGAAATATGAACGTGCAACTTCTATACCTAAGACCAAAATAAGTGCAAGAGAATTATTTACTGATATCCTAAAAGAAAGAGCAGAGACTGGTAGAATCTATATTATGAATATAGACCATTCTAATTCTCATAGTTCATTCTTAGATAAGGTCAACATGAGTAACCTATGTCAAGAGATTACATTACCAACAGACCCTATCAACCACATTGATGGTAAAGGTGAAATTGCACTATGTATCTTATCTGCAATCAATGTAGGTATTATTAAGATGGAAGAGTTACAGAGTTTATGTGACCTTGCAGTCAGAGGTTTGGAAGAACTAATTGATTTCCAAGAGTATCCAGTAGAAGCAGCCAAGAGGTCAACACTTGCACGTAGGTCATTGGGTATTGGTTACATCGGTCTTGCACATTTCCTTGCAAAGAATAAGGTGAAGTACAATGACCCCGAAGCACATAAATTGGTGCATGACTTAACAGAACAGTTTCAATATCATTTACTATGTGCATCTAATCAAATTGCATCAGAGAAAGGTGCATGTGATTACTTCGATAGAACTAAGTATGCAAAAGGACTATTACCAATAGACCACTATAAGAAAGATGTCGACACAATTGTTCCTAATAAACTAACATGTGACTGGGATAAACTTAGAACTAGAATCAAAGTACATGGACTAAGACACTCCACATTGACTGCACAGATGCCGTCAGAGAGCTCCTCAGTCGTCTCTAATGCAACGAATGGGATAGAACCACCAAGAGACTACCTTAGTGTTAAGAAGAGTAAAAAAGGAACACTTAAACAGGTAGTTCCACAATATTCTATGTTAAAAAACTCTTATACATTACTATGGGACATGGAAGACAATGATGGATACATCAAAATAGTTGCAGTGATGCAGAAGTTCTTTGACCAAGCAATTAGTGGAAACTGGTCATACAATCCCGAGAATTATGATAACGGAGAAGTTCCAGTATCAATCATGGCAAAAGACTTATTGAACACTTACAAATATGGTTGGAAGACATCATATTACCAAAACACTATGGATGGTAAAACAGAAGATGTTGTTAAAGATGAGAACTCTGCAATGAATGATTATGTTCCACCAATGATGGATTCACCAAATGATGAGGAGGATTGTGATGCCTGTGCCATTTAAGGATAGAACTGAAAAAATTCAGTATCAAGATGAGACGGAAAAAATGCCAGGCAAAATATCACCTCTTACATTGAAGTTTATAGAAGATGGGTATGTGGTATTGAAGAACTTTATTCCTAAAGAAATTACTAACATGACATTGGATGCATGGAAAGTATCAGAGAGAGACCCAAAACACAATGAACATTTCTTTCATAGAGAAGACGACATCATTCATGATTCACCCCAAGAAACTTTAAATAAATCTGTTGGTGCATATAACTTTCCACCTGCAGTTGCTTTGCATAGGTGGATGAGAGATAATTTAGATAATGTATTTGATATTAAATTAGTTGATACCTATTCATATACTAGAAAATATGACAGAGGTGCATTTCTAAAAGCACATACCGATAGACCATCATGTGAAATATCTTGCACTATATGTTTAGACTATGCATCTGATGATAATACTCCATGGAAGATATGGGTGCAGAAGGATAAAGACTATGTTAATGCAGGTGCAGATGTAGAATTCTTAGGAAGTGTTTCACAAAAATTACCACATAGAGAAAGAGTTGGAACTCCAATTTCATTAGAGGTAGGAGATGTTTTACTTTATCAAGGGCCAAATGCAATTCACTGGAGAGACAAATTTTTAGGTGAATATAGTTATCATATGTTTTTACATTTTATAAATCCTGCAGGATATATTACTGCATTTCCCGAGGCGTCAATAGGATATCTAGGAAGAGGTGCAGACGAAAGAGATGCATCTGTATTTGCATATGATGGAAGACCAAATAGATATGCCCCATCAGAAGATAAGTATGAACAATTCGATAAGGCACAGAAAATTTGGGATGGTTGGGATGAGTTAGATGGGAAGTATGGGAAGAAATCTGATTATCTAAATAACTATTCCTATTTAACCAAAGCAGAAATTAAGAAAAAGAAATGACAGTATTTAATAAAAATAAAGTTGACTTCACGAAGAACAAACTGTTCTTTGGAGAGGAGTTAAACACACAAAGATTTGATGAGTTCAAGTATCCAATATTTGATAAACTCACTCAAAAACAATTAGGATTCTTTTGGAGACCCGAAGAGGTATCTCTGCAGAAAGACAGAGCAGATTATCAGAATCTTAATGATGCACAAAAACACATCTTTACCTCTAATTTGAGGTATCAAACTTTACTCGACTCGGTTCAAGGTAGAGCTCCATCCATAGCATTTTTACCGTTTGTGACTTTGCCTGAACTTGAGTCTTGTATTATTACATGGGACTTTATGGAAACAATCCATAGTAGAAGTTATACCCATATCATTAAAAACATTTATGCAGACCCTAGTGATATCTTTGACACTATACTTGATGAAGAAGCAATTGTAAAACGTGCAGAGATGGTTACGGAGAAGTATGATGAGTTTATTGCACTTGGTCGTAGGAGATTACTAGGTCTTAAAGTAGATGAATACGATTTATATAAGGCACTATACCTTGCATTGATATCAGTTAACATCTTAGAAGGAATTAGATTCTTCGTATCCTTTGCATGTTCATTCGGATTCGGAGAACTTAAGATGATGGAAGGAAGTGCAAAGATTATCTCTCTTATTGCAAGAGACGAATCACAACACCTTGCAATATCACAACACATACTTAAAGCATATAAGAACCAAGAGAATGATAAGTTGATGAATCAAGTTATGAAAGATTGTGAGAAAGAAGTATATGAGTTATACGAAGATGCAGTCAAACAAGAAAAGGACTGGGCAGACTTCTTATTCCAACATGGTTCAATGATTGGATTATCAACACAACTACTAGGAAACTATGTTGAGTTTATTGCAAACAAAAGACTTCGTGCTATAGGACTAAATCCTATCTATGAGATATCTTCAACAAATAACCCTTTACCATGGACACAACATTGGTTCAACAGTAGAGGACTTCAGAATGCACCACAAGAGACGGAGATTGAATCTTATGTCATTGGTGGTATTAAACAAGATGTAGATGATTCTACCTTTGAGGACTTTAAATTATAGATGGAAAGTATTGTTATGTTTAGTGGTGGAGTAGAATCCGTTGCACTATTGAATTGGTTAAAGGGAAGAAATGAGAATGTGGTTGCATTGCATAGTATTTTTCCCAATCCCGAATCACAAGCAAACAAGTTAAGAGAAAATGTAGTAGAGATATGTAATCTATTAAAGACACCACTTATCATACATGAACATCCAACCTATTCACCTAACCCGTATTTTGGTGAATCAGAGGAGTACTTTCATTCATCTAAACACTGGATACTTGCATGTTGCACTGCTGCACTTAAGTATCCACAAGTTAAGAAATTCTACTGGGGAGTTAACAGTGGGATATTAGAATATGGTGATGGAGGTGATTACCACTTCCTACCAAGAGCATGGGAATTTCAAATTGCATTTGAGTTCTTTGGAAGAATAATGAATGGACTTGACCATGACCAAAAAATGTATCCACCATTGAGTGGATGGACTAAGAAAAAGATGTGGGAAAGTATTCCCGACAATATCAAACCACTTGTGGTGAGTTGTAGTTATCCAACAGATGATTTACAACCTTGCAATGTTTGTTATAAGTGTAAAGAATACCAATCCATGTCTCATAAACATATATACACGGAAGGACTATAATGGATGGTGTAATTTTAATAGCAATACTTTGGTTGGCATTAGTGTCATTGATAACCTTTTTCTTTTTTGATGAGGGAACTAAAGGTGTTGAGAAAGACCCTTATTATGGTCGTAAAACTGGAACAATATATACTGCAAAGAAAGAAAGGAGTGATTACTTATTATGATTAAAAAGTTTTTTAATGATATTAAAGAGGAACTCAAATCTGCTCATTGGTTATGGTGGGTAGGATTATTTTGTTTATTGGTACTATTATAGAGGTAAAATTATGATTGAAATATTTGGAAAAACACAATGTCCATTTTGTGATAAAGCAAAGTCTTTATGTGAAAAGGAAGGACTAGAATACACTTACAAACAGTTGGATACTGATTTCACTAGAGAAGAACTCTTTGAAGAGTTTCCTACTGCAAGAACCTTTCCACAAATCAGAGTGGACGGTAATGCAATAGGTGGTTACGACCAACTTGCAGAATATGTAAAACACGGAGATGTTTGGGAAGACTAATGAGAGAGTTTATTGCATATCTATTACCCGAAGACCAACAAGGTGCTCAAGACTGGAGAATCATATCCATGTTAGAATCACTGGACATAATGGAAAATAGTGTTAGATATAAAATACAAGGAGTGGACTTTGCAAAAGCAGACATTGACCGTAAAGTTCCATTTGTTGAACTAAATGGAAAGGCAAAATCATTTGACAATCTTTGGAAAGAAGTTGTCGGGGAGAAAACACTAGATGAGAGTTAAAGTATATTGTGATGGATGTAAAAGTCAATCAGATGTAGAACATGAGATGGATTCATATCAGTATAATGTGGAGTATTGTCCATTATGTGGTGCTGAAGTGGATGAGGATAACATTGAAGAACTAGAGGACTTTGATGATTAGATAGGTTATGAATATATTATGTAACAATGTGAAATTGAGAGATAGAGCAATATACTTTGCAAATCAACTAGGAATAACCAATTCCAAAGTTACACTAAACATATTCAGACTACCACATCCCGATAAACGACAAGGATTCCTAGATTATCCACATAATGCAAGGGTCAATATGTATATGGAGATGTTCGTCAAGTATGATGAGGAGAGATACATAACACTTGCACATGAAATGGTGCATGTAAGACAGGTGATAAACAACGAATCTATCGATGAAAATGAGGCAGAAACACTTGCACATAGATTGAATAAAACACTTGACAATGCTACCCAAAAAGATGTATACTAACAGTATGGAAAATAAAGAAATAAAAAGAATCTTCGTTGATATGGACGGAGTATTGGCAGATTTCAACACTGGTGTTGAAACTTTAACAGGGAGAGAATTCCCTAATACCGACCAAGGTCATAACGATTATGACGAAAGGAAGGAAGAGTTAACGAACAAGAGATTGTTCAGAATGTTACCACCTATGCCAGATATGTATGACTTAGTTGCATACATAAGACATACAGGACTTCCTTGGGAAATCTTGACTGCTGCAGGTGTTATCAACAGAGAATTAGTAGTGTTCGATAAGAACGAGTGGATTAGAGAACATGTCAGTCCTTCAGTGGTAGTCACTTGTACTATGACTGGTAGTCAGAAAGGTATGTTTGCAATCAAAGGAAGTGTTCTTATTGACGACAGACAAAAGAACCTTGATGCTTGGGAAGAGCATGGTGGAATTGGTATTTTACATACTAGTGCAGAAGACACCATTAACCAACTAAAGGAGTTAAGAAAGTAAACTAACATGAAATTCGAAAATAGGGGAGACCATATCGGTGTCTTCCATGATGCAATATCTGATAGAATCTGCAATTATATTCTTGATAATTACAAATATTATGAAGAGGGTGGATGGACTACACATAGAAGAGAATATGATGGTGGTCTTGCAATTGATAAATCTGATAGAGCTGCAACCTTTGGTGCAATTTCACAAAGACCCCAATACAATAGATTAAGAGCAGAAAGAGAAGGATTCTTCTTTGACATTCTTAACAATGACCTTTTCCCTGCATATAAACATGCATATAGTTTAAGAGAGGATGTTGATGTCTTTAGTTTTGATGGAAAGATACAGAAGACCGAAAAAACTGAGGGATTTCATCAATGGCATTATGAGGCAGATGGCCCACGTTCAAGACATAGAGTTCTTGCATGGATGTTATATCTAAACGATATCGAAGAGGGTGGAGAAACAGAATTTCTATATCAGAGTTGCAGATTTAAACCAAGAAAGGGAACTGTTTTGATATGGCCTGGGCAATTCACACATATGCATCGTGGAAACCCACCTTTAAATGAGACTAAATACATATGTACAGGATGGGGAGAATATTACAATGAGTAAATTGAAAGAACAACTAATACTTTTTTGGAGATGGATTTTCTCTGAAGAGTACGAAATAACTGTTTATCGTCAACAAGGTTTACAGGGAAACATGTATAAGTCAGTTTATACAGCAAAGAAACTTCTAATTCAGAAGGAAAAACATTTAAAGTTTAGAGATTGGGATACCAAGAAGATGGTAGAGATTCGTTCATCCAGTGGTTTAGACTATAAGATAGAGGAGAAATAATGAATCAATTTTTTATCGCAATTATACTTGTACTTGGATTAGGTTCTTGGTATCTCTTTAATGAGAATCAAACACTTACTGCAAACAATATGAAACTTGAAGGTGCAGTAGAAGAACAAAAAAGAACAATGGTTGCAATGAAGGAGTCATTTGAGAAACAGGGTCAATCCTTGTTGAACATGACTCGTAAAGCAGCTCAGGCAGAAACGGAGAAAGCAGAATATCTTGCAATTTTCTCTAGACATAATTTAGATTTACTTGCACTAAAGAAGCCAGGCATGATTGAATTGAGGTTCAACAATGCAAGTGAATTAGTAATGGAGGGATTGGAAAATGATACAGAAGAACTTTATAAACTTACTGTGCCTAACACTACTGATTAGTGGTTGTTCACTCATACCTACAAGAGGTATTGAGATTAACAGCACACCAGTTAAGATAGACATTTTACAACCCGACTTACCTCGACCAGTAGAATTGACTGCACCAAAATGGTTCGTAGTATCTGAAGCAAAGATAGTCAACCCATGTGTTAAGTCTTTATCATTCGAACCTAAGAAATTCAATGACGAAGGTGTAGAACAACTTAAAAGACCTAAAACATGTGAGTTAACAGAAAGAGAGAATCCCGAGTGGCCAGTAGGTTATACATATCTCGATAGATTCTTAGACGAAATGAAAACACAAAACAATGGTGATGTGTTATTCGTTGCAACAACTGTTGGTGATTACAAAGTCATGGCAGAAGACATGCAAGAACTAAAACGATACATCAAACAAATTGGTGAAGTCGTAATCTATTATCGTAATGTAACCATTAACGATGAAGATGCAGTTGGTGTTAAAGTCAAAAAGAAGTGAAACCAATAACTAACATCAATAGGGCAAAATGGTCTCCTGCACCTACAGCAGAATTGTTGGAATTATTCCCAACTTCAATGTTAAAGGGTGAGTTTGATTTACCACATGATGTTATTGCAGAGGACTGTCGTAGATTAGTTGCAGAGGTTAAGAACAGATATCCTAATGACACTGCAAGGAACTACACCACTTACTTTGACGAAGACTTAAGAGAAGAGACACATCAATTGCCATGGTTTACTGATTTTAGTAATACTGCAAAGGATACTTACATTGCATACATAGAATCACAATACAACATAGAAGTCAGAAACCTATGCAGAAATGATATACACCTCTTTGCATGGATAAGTGTTTATAATACACCACATCATCATCCAACACATAATCATGAACATTGTCATGTTAGTGGAACTTACTATGTTCAATGTGAGAGAGACCAACAACCAATTAAATTTTTGAACCCAAGTTTACTTGCAACTGCAAATTTAAGAGCAGTATCGAATCCCCAAGAACAAGTGAGGCCAGATATGACAGTTATTGGGTCGGATGGACATCAACAAGAAGTACACTTTCATAATCAGACAGGTGAATTTTTACTATGGCCCTCCTATCTACAACATGAAGTTCCAGCACATACTAATGGAGATGTTGATACCTATGAGAGAATTGCAATATCATTTAATTTCAAACACAATGAACCCATTACAGATAACATGACTGGAACAAACCTACATTACGGAGAGGTGCTAACAGGTGAATAAGACATTTATATACGATGAGTTGTTTGCAGTCAACCCAAAACTAGAACATGAGTTTGATGGACTAACAATTACTATTCGTAATTTCTACGAGAACCCACAAGATATACATGACTTCGTAATGAATCGTCAGTTCCCTATGTGGAAATACAACACTGAAAGACAATCAAAGAATGGTATTGAATACAATGACTGTAGAATTGTAGATAAGATAGGGCATCCTACAAGAAAGTATTTTGCAGACTTCGATAGAATACAAAACATATGCAGACAGTATTATTGGAAAGGGAATTATGATTGGACAAAGTTGCATGAGTTCAACTGTTTCCAAACCATAACAGAGTTTGATACCAAGATGCAACACTATCCACATATAGATTCTACCTTTGACACCCCCGACCACTTATCAACACTTAACATGCTTGTATATTTGGATAAACATCAGAGTGGTGGAACTGCAGTTTATAGAGGTGAGTGGATAACCAACGAAGAACACTTAGGTGTTCTATATCCAGTAGAAGAAACCTTTGAGGTAGAACGAATCATCCCTGCAGAGTTTAACACTTGTGTTATATTTCCAGGCAATAGATTGCACGGTGCATGGATTGACGACTACACTAAATATTCGGAAGAAAACTGGAGAATATCACAAGTCCAGTTTCTACAACCAAAATAGGAAAATTATGAATCCATTTGAAATACACATAACAAGAGACATCATAGACCCATCAACAATTGAGGGTATTATTGACATATTTGATAAAGAAGAGGTTGAAGAGGTTACACATACTGATAAGGGAGTATTCCCAGTAGTAATAGGTAAATCCAATTCAATTCTAAAATATAATGATGGAAATAGAGAAATTTTGCTATGCCAGTCAAATGATGATTCGGGTGTATTCCTAAAGGTCGTTGATTGGGTCAGAGAATTTGTCCATCCGACACAAGATTTTGACAAGGTTGATGAGTGGAGAATAATATCATATCCACAAGGGTCAACACAAAACTGGTCAAAGGAAGATGATGATTCTGTATTCACGGGAATAGCAATCATCGAGTTATGCAATGATTACAAGGGTGGAAACCTAATCGTTGACAATAACGTAATTGTAATGGAAGAGGGAGATGTTATTCAATTCAATAACCCCTCTCAAAGAAATTACGGAATGCCACCAGTAATGGATGGTGAAAGGTTAGTCTTAGAGTTATGGTATAGTCCATTTGAAGATGAACCCGAAGAAGAAATACAGGAATCTAGTGGTAAAGTATACCAAAAGGTTCAAATTAAAAGTTAGTTTATGGAACTCTTTACACTGAGGTGTTCTGTTTGTAATGAGAAGGTGATTATCCAAGATGTTAAATACCATTCTGCTGACAAACAATACATTTTCTGTGGTGTAGAATGTAGTCATAAACATTACATGGAAAAAAGAAATGAGAAAACAAATAACAATACTTAAAATACTAACGTCCTTAACTGCAGGTATTCTATTCCTAGAACTAATACAGGTGTTTACATAATGGCAAAAGCAAGTTCAAAGAAAAAACATAAGTCCTCCATCAATGGTAAGGGCAGAAAGGTAACATCAATAGGTAAAGCAGGTAGAGGTCGTTCAGTAAAACTAGGGACATCTACTATGAATAAATCAAAGAAAAGAAACATATCAGTTAACAGAGGACAAGGATAATGCCAATTAAATACGGAAAGACAGTAATTGCTAAAGATAGAAATACTGGAAAACTAACAACAACTCATGATTACATTAAACAGAAATCAATCCAAGAATTGATTGAAGCATTTAATAAACCAGTCGTACCTAAACTAAGACAAAAGGTTAAAAACGAACTTGTCAGAAGAGGTGGAGTGGTATTTGTGGAGAAAGAGAATGAAACCTCTCTCATCTAAAAAGATACAACACTTTCCCGATTGGGAATCACAACCAATAAATGGTGAAACATTTTCACCATTCGGGCCAGTTGTATATCTCGGAAAAATACATGACGAATTTATAGATGAGTTGAATACACATATCACAAACCTAAATGCATCGGGTGATGCAACAGATGTAAAAGGTCAACTTGCAGGTAGAGTTGAGAAACAACTCTTTCTACAGGACTTGATATCTGATAAGTTAGAAGGACATATAAGACAACATATCGTAAACTTCACTAACCAACAGAACATGGGAATGGAAGACCACCATATAGTATCTGAGGGAGTTTGGTGCAATTGTGCATCAGCAAGAGATTTCAATCCAAGACACCAACATACAGGTAATTTCTCTTATGTTATCTACACCAAAAACACTGTAGACCCTACAGATGTTGCCAATAACCCGTATGATAATGCACATGGTGACGAACCTAGTATTGCAGGTAATATAGAGTTATACTATGGTGAAATGTTGTTTATGAATCAATCAAGATTTATGCATATACCAGCAGAAGGAGACATCCTAGTCTTCCCTGCATGGTTACAACATTCAGTATATCCATTCTATTGTGATGGAGAAAGATGGAGTGTTGCAGGAAACTATAGGTTTGCCACTTACGAGGAACTTAACCCACCACAAGAAACAGACTAGTGTACGGGATTAAGAACATGAAGACCGATGAATGGGTCGGTCTTTACATGCATATACCTAAGACTGGTGGAAGTCGACTGAGAAATTCCATATACGAACAATTGGATACAGGTGATTACGACTGTTTCTGTACTCAAATGTCTAAGGTATTACCTATCAATCAGAGAACCCTCGACTCACTAAATGTCGATGGACTAGCACATCTAACATTAGACCAAGCATTTCAAGTATTCCCAACACTGGATGATTGGATAACAGAGAACAACATAGATGTCTTCACCATTACTCGTAATCCCTATGAGAGATTTGTATCATGCCTTAGGTTTCTACCCACTATGATGCAACATGGAATAGACAAGGGAGATAAGATTCCAAGATATGGTGGAAGTATGACCCCTAGTGAATTTCATGCAATCGTTACTACTGGTTTATTTCGACAACAGAGTGATTGGATAAACAGAAATGGTACACCTTACACTAGAGTGTTACATTTAGACGAAATTAAGGGTAAGTCGAATGTTCACATCACAGAAAATCTATACTGCGATTTCAGTCAAGTGGATGGGTCAATGGAACAAGTTGCAGAGCATATCCACAAGAGTTCCTATGTCATTCCTAAATTTACACTGGATGAAGAGACAAAGAAGTTCGTGCAGTGGTTATGGAAAGATGATATCAAAAACCCTCTAGTCAGATAGACTCATTTGTTGTATAATAGATGGTTAGGAGGTATATTATGAAAAATATACTATTAGGACTATTTGTCCTATCAACATCTGCATTTGCAGGTGTAAATGGAAGCATAGGTTACTCAAGTGACTATATGTGGAGAGGTGTCAGTCAATCGGCAGGTGCATCATCGTTTAATGCAGGTATCGAATTGGATTCTAACGGATTCTTTGTTGGTGCATGGATTGGTGAGGTGGACTTCGGAGACGAAGCAACTCAAGAACAAGACCTATATCTAGGATATAACTTAGATGTCATGGACAATTTAGATGTCCAGTTAGGTCTCATTCAGTATCGTTATGACAAGGGTGATTACGATACAGTTGAAGAGGGATTTGTAAAGGTAGGATATAACAATCTAACCGTTTCATATTTCTTAGATACGGATACTGAAGACGACTATGCACATGTATCATATGATTTATGGTTTGTGAATGGTGTTGATGCTACTATCGGATATGGATATCACGATAGAAACGATGACTTCTCAACATTGAGTTTGTCCAAAGACTTCAATAACTTTACACTAAGTGCATTGATTATGTTGGATGAGGCATTTGAGAATCAAACATCTGATTCAGTATCATTCGGATTATCTTATAATTTCTAAGATAACCATGGTAAAATAAAGACAGGGGTCGGTTGACCCCTTCTTTTTGTCTAAATACTATTGTGTCACATAAATGACACATAACCGAAACAATTAAGACACAAAGACTAAGTAGGGAAACCGAAGTGCAGTTGTCGGATAGTTTCAACATAACAGGAGATAACAATGCGACATTATGCATCATTGTCTGCCTCGGTTCATTCCTTTGCAGATAAATTTCATTCACTCATGAAGAGTGGCAGACTCAATAAAGTAATTAAACTTTCTTTCTAAAATTACTTGACAGGACTCATGTGTTCGTAGTATAATGGACACATGGGTATGATTAATTTAGGGTCATCATTACGATATGGGCCACATGGAAAACGAAGGAAAACCAAAGCATTTTCAAAACCTTCTAAATACAAACAAATGATAAACGTCCAACAGAAACTGTTCGACCAAGTCATGAAAGAAATAAAGGAAGAGTACCCGTCATACGAGGGAACGAGTACGGGTGCTATTACACCTAAACAAGAACCCATGCAATATACTGGTGAACGTAAGTTAATCGGTATTGCAACGATGCATAAATCCAATGCAGTCCCCATCTTTGAGGACGACAAGGAACATGCAATCGATATTGCACGTATGAGAAGATAACTAAATACAACGAACAAACACATTTATATTATGGAGATTATATAATGGCAACAGAAATCGTACTGATAAAAAACGGAAACACCTCTGTCGAGGAAATTAATAGTGCTTACATCCGACTCAAAAACTTACGAGTCGACACCATATACCCTAAAGACCACAACACCGTCAGTTTTAATTGTTATACCAATACAGGAACAGAGGGACTATTGGACGAAATCAAACCCATCGAATTTAATGCATTAGAGGGAGTCAATCCCGAATCACCATGGAATAAAATACTACTCATGAACAGAGGAGTCGGTGGATTCCAAGACCGTGCTAATCAGAACATTAAAGTCCTTATTATGGACACCAAACTATTTCCAAGGAATACCAGTCAGAACACCATATTAGACTTCATTAATGCAAAGGGTAAAACCACAGAGGTCTATGAGATACTCGAACCCGAAACCATTAAAACCATCAAAGAACAAGAACTCCCTTACATGGTGATGCCTACGAAATGGTGGACAGACGAAGATACCACGACACAAACGGACTATGCTCATTTCTTCACTGCATTCAACTACAGAGACCTGCATGAGATATACGAGACCTTTAAGGCAGACCCAACAGGACTCATATCCAAATACGGAGACACCAAACAAGGAGTGCAAAAGTACATCGAAGACACCTTTAAAGGAGTGGTATTACCTACAGGATGTGGAGAGTTCGGAATCTACTATATCAACAACAAAGAATCCAATCAAAGACTGATACAAGAATGGGAAGACAATGTCAAATGTTATTTCCCACAAGAATGGTCAATCCCCAATGAAGAAGACATGGATGCCGATTATATATCCTATGACCACGAATGGAGAGATATATCAGAACAAGCAAAGTTCGTCTATGCACAAACCCAAGACGAAGATACTCACACAAAAGCCGACCTCTACTTCAGAACATGGATACACAAAGAGTAATCGACCACTATTCTCATGTAAGATACCCAAACTTCTTTACAGAGGACGAATGCAAACACATAGGGTACATACTCACACGGGACGAGCATAAGATATTAGAGATAAAGAACACCTCTAAGTCCGTATATAAGGGACTCACCAAACAACACCAAGTATACAACTGGTTACAACACCCCGACATCAGACCACTGAATATACCCAAACGTGTCTTCCAACTACCCGAATTCCAAGACGAAGACGAACTGAGGATACAATGCTGGGGGAACATACTACGACACGGAGAAGACCTATTAACTCACAACCACGGTCATGACATAGAAGACGAAGAGAGACAATCGGGAATGCAACACTTTTATGCTATGAATACGTTTATAGATGGTGAAGAACCCTCGTATACACACTATGATGACACTGGTAAGACACAGAATGTAAGAGGAGAACTCCATGTGATTGGATGCTTACTTATGCATGGTGTTAGACGTAATATGTATAAGAAACCACGAATAAGTCTTGCAATGGACGTACATCTCAAAGAAGCATTCGATACCATACCCAATGAGTATCTAAAATACCGTATATTACCCTTTAAAAGGAGTGAAGTAGAGGGACTCTGAGGTGGTTTTAATATAATTCTGAGGGTCTCATGGTGCTTGTGAATATAATGTGTGTGGAAGTGTGCAGAAGTGTGTAATTATATTGGTATTTGATGATGTTTCTGATGTGTGGGAAATTCTTTGATTTGCTGCTGTTACTCGGAGACCCTAACCACCTATTTTATTCGGAGTCAACCCCTCTGAAACCCCTACGGCTACAACCTTTCCGAGACCCCTCTGAGAACCTCTAAGGTACTCTAAGAACTGGAGAGACCCTCCGAGAACCCCGCAGCTACAAGGTTTATAGTGCCTTGACAATCCCCTCCACTTTTTGGTATTATAGAACCATGATGAATTGACGAGAGTAACAGGAAAATCCCCTAAATGCCTGAGACCATGGGGTGGAGAGAGGAGACAAGAGAGGCGTCTTAGTTATTGTTCTTCCCTTCATTACTACTAGAGTAAGACTAAGAACACAA